TGGCCGTCACTCATCACCTCGATGAAGGCGTTGTAGTCACGGGCGTGGATGCCCATCTTGCGCAGCACGGTGGTGGCAGAGTCGCGGCGGGCGTAGAACTTGACGGCGTCAGCTTGGGTGGTCTTGGTCATGATGGTTTCCTCAGCAAGTCCGGTCGATGTGTGACCGTGATTAGATTCTAGCGCGGCACAATGGACTTGTAAACACCTATTTTCAACTATTTGCGCAATTTTTTCAGGGCATCAAACAAAGCATTCTGACCACGGCGCTTGGACTTCACAGCCGCCAGCACAGCTTCATCAACTGTCCCACGGGCCATGATGTGGTGCACGAAGACCTTCTTATTCTTGTTCCCCTGGCGGAGAACCCGGCGGATGAACTGGTCATAGAGCTCGTAGTCCCAGGTGAGCGAGTGCCAGCAGACGTGGTTGCCAACCTCCTGCAGGTTCAAACCGTGGGCCATGGCCTGCGGGTGGCCGAGCAAGACAGGCAGGTGCCCAGCATTCCACGCCTTCTCCAGCTCAGCCGAGCGCTTGGCAGTCACACCACCACCGATGTAGGGCACGTCCTTCCCCAGCTTCTCACGAAGCCGGTCGAGGTCATGCTCGAAGTCATAGGCCACGAGCAGTGGGGAGCCCTGCAGCTCATCGATCAGATCGGCCAGTGCGTCGACCTTCTCGGTGTGCAGGTTCGCCCATTCACGCTTGGACTTGGGCAGCTTGACCAGGGCCTCGACCTCAGGATCGAGGTAGATGCCGCCGTTGGCCACCTGCCTGCATTTCATGGAAGCTGCCGCCGCGGTGCTGGCCACCACGACCTTGGCGTCGAGCTTGGCGATCAGATCGTTCTCGAGGCGGTCGTACATCTCCATGACCTTCTCAGGCAGGTCGACCCGGATGTTGTTTTCAATCAGCGTGGGCATGTCTAGGTAGTCGTCAGCCGCCATGCGCAAAGCCAGCGGCGACAGACGCTCGTAAATCTCTTGCTCAGCACCTTCACGGATGTTCCAGCTGAAGCCGTCGTGGCTGGGCACGAAGTACTTCATCCGGTAGTGGGTGACGTACGGACCAAGCGTGCGGCCTTGATCAAGGATATAGCACTGGCCAAACAGGTCCATCAGGCCATTGGATGCGGGGGATCCTGTCAGACCCCAACGGCGGCGAAAGGTGCTCAGCACCAGCTTCAGCGCCTTGAAGCGGTTGGTGTTCGTGTGCTTGAACTTGGACAGCTCATCGACGACCAACGTGTCGAAGCCCAGCTGCTTCCAACGCCGCAGGTCCACACTGACCTTGGTCTTGCCCTGCGCCGTCTTCGTCTTCTCGACCTGCAGCAACCACTCAAGGCCCTCTGGGTTGATGACGTAGACGTCAGCCTCAGTCTTCAACAGCGCATCCTTGTTGGGGCCGTGGAGGACGCAAACGCGGATGCCACCGAAGTCCTCCCACTTCTCGACCTCCTTAGGCCACACGCTGTAGCAGACGCGGAGCGGGGCAATCAGCAGGACCTTGTCCAGCAGCTTCTTCTGCTTGAGCAATTTGATGGCGGCCAGCGTGATGCTAGTCTTGCCCAGACCCGGATCTAAGAACAGCGCAGACGCGGCGTGCTCGAGCAAGAACTTGACGGCTTTCTTTTGATAGGCATGTGGTTGCCACGGCTTCGATGACGGCGGAAAAAGCTCGGATTGCATTGTCATGCACCTCTACTTGATAGCCCAGTTTCCTGAGCTGTTCGTGAATGTAAATCTGCTTGGGTTCAGGTTCTTCCCCAGGCCTCTTGAACTCAATTAACAACGGACGACCACCGGGCAACCAGAAGATCCTGTCTGGGTACCCCGTGTCGCCCGGTGTGACAAGCTTCGAGCCTACGATCCCGAGGTGTTTCCACACCAGGTCGCAGGCGTCTTGCTCAATCTTGCTTTCAAGCTGCCTCATGGCAGCCTGTGTCTATCACGGCATGGAGCGCAGACACCGTTGACCAACCTTGCTGACCACTCGCCGCAGAGATCGCAGTCACCTGGCCGACCTGCTGGCATCTGACTGGCCTGCTCGCGGATCTTCTTCAGGTTTGCGGCCTCAAGCACCTCATCTCGCTCCAACTGACGATCAACCTCATCTGCCATCTGGTCACCCCAGCAGCTCAATTGCGTGGAGAGCTTGTGATTTGGCGTCGTCCAGCGCATTGTGGTAGGTGCCCTGACGTTGCATCTTGACCTGAGGTTTCAAGCTCTTCAGCGTGCGGTAGCAGCGGTTGTTCCAGAACTCCCACGGCAGCGGCTTGTCGACGGAGGCGTAGCAGGCCGTCAGGATGGCGTTGTCGAAGTCTGATCCGTTACCCCAGACCTTGACCCGCTTGAGGTCGAATTGGCTGAGGTACTTGTTCAGCTCCTCCAGCGCCTTGGGCAGCACCTTGTTGCCGCGGGCGGCTCGTGCTTGCTTGAGCACCTTCTGGGCCTCGGCGTTTTGCTTCTCCCACCAGGCAACCGTGTCCGGATCGATGTGCAGACCAGCCTTCTCGCAGCTGTCCAAGCGCACGACCGTGTACAACTCAGGGCCCAGCTCCTTGGACTTGGCGTCGAAGGCCACTGCGCCGATCGAGAGGATCGCGCAACCGGCACGACGGCCCAGGGTCTCAAGGTCAATCATCACGTGTTCCATGTTCATCTCCTCAGTATTTGCACTGACCGCCACCGGCAGCCTTGTTTGATGCCCGGTAGAAGCACCAGCGGCACTTGTCGTTCGGACGGGGTGCGAACTGCTTGTCGTTCAGCATTGCCTTGGTCCGCTTCTCCCACAGCTTCTTGAGCTTGGGGATGTCGTCCCGCGTGAAGACCAACTCAGCGCCAGCCTCGGGGTACGTGATGCCAAGGTCCAAGTAGGCGAGACGCGGCTTGACCAGCTGGATATGCTCATGCAGGAGCAGGGCGGCCAGCGCGTAGAGCTCCAGCTGCTCGACGTACTCCTCATTCATCTCAGGGCGGAATTTGCCCGTCTTCCAGTCCGTGATGATGAGGGTCTCATCGTCCTGATGGTGGGCGCAATCGAGCTTGATGCGAAGCCAGCAGTTGATCCAATCGTCCCACTGGGTCTCGTCCCAGTCCTTGGTGAAGGACCAATTGTCTTCGACCACCATACCGTTGATTTTCTTCTTGTACTGGGCCCGCAGCTTCTTGAACTCGTCGGCGAACAGCTTGAGCTCAGGCGGCAGTGAGCGGCCCTCGCCCTTGATGTACTTCTCAGCCAGCTTGTGGATAGCATCACCACGCGCCATGGCCTCATTGCCCGGCTCGCGGATGCGATCGATCGCGCTGAGTTTCAGCTTCAACGGGCACTGCTTGTAAGTGCTGTAGCGGCTGAACGACCAGCTGGTGACCTGCTTGATCGGGATGGTTTTCTTGTTCATAGGATCTTTCCTCGTTTGTCGTAGTCCTGGAGTTCGTCCCAGTTGGTTGATGAAATTGAGCCTTCGCTCAGGATAGGGACGTCGAACTCCACCCCTTCCATGGTTTGACGCAACACCTCCATCTCAGTCTTCATGATCTTCTTCGGCACGCTGACTGTGATTTGGTCGTGGACGTTGAGGATGATCTTCGCCTCGGGGTGCTTGGCTGCATGGTAGCTGATGATCGCGGCTTTGGTGCAGTCAGCAGCCGAGCCTTGAATGAGCACGTTCACGAGCTTGTAGTCAAACTCCTGGATGCGCCCGTTGATCAGCTTGGGTTCCTCGCAGTAGTACTCACGGCCACCCCAGGTGCGGATGGGTTGCTTGGACTTGGCGCGGACCTTCATGTCCTTGTACATGTCGCGCAGCCCCGGGTACAGCTGCAAGATGGCCTTCTTCAGCTCGCTAGACTCCTCGACAGTCATGCCATTGCGCTCAGCCAGCTTGCCGACGCCCATGCCGTAGATCAGGCCGAGGTTCGTGTTCTTCACCGGCTTGCGGTCATAGAACTTGCCCATCTTCTCGAGCTCTGCCTTGGCGTAGTCGTGGAAGTCGATCCACGGGTTTTCGACATACTTGTCCATCAAGGCGCCGCCGTCGAAGTGAGCCAAGATCCGAGGCTCCTGCTGCGAGTAGTCGCGGTCGATCATCACGTGCCCAGGGAATGGCGTGATGTAGCTGCGCACCTTGGGAAGCCCAGGCAGATCCTTGAACGGGCACTTGGGCAGCTTCTTGTCAGGCGCCTCGTGGTGGAAGATCGGCTGGAACTCCTTCGGGATGTTTTGGAAGTTCGGAGTTGATGACAGGCGACCGGTGCGAGTACCCACGTTGGTATCACCGGATGGGGTCTTCGTCTGGTTCCAGGTGGTGAAGATCAGGCCACCAGAAGCTTCGGCCGTCGCCAACCAAGGCTGCATGAAGGTGTTGAGGCAGGTGTTCAGCTGCGTGCGGTACTTGAGCACGGCCAGCAGCACCTTGTCAGTGACCCCCTGCAGCAGAGCCTCCTTGTTGGTCTGGAACTTGCCAGTCGGGGTCCGTGGCATCAGATCAGGATCGGCCTTGCCAGACAGCACCATGGCATCGACCAACTGCTGGCCAGAGTCGAGGTTGATGTCAGGACTGGCCTTGAGGGTCTTGATGATCCACAGGTTGATCTTGTCTCGCCACTCGTTGTACATGGCCACGTCACTGCGCAGCCGCTTGAGGTCAACGGGCAGACCTTGGCGCTCCATCTCCAGCAGGATGGGCATGAGCTGGCGCTCGCGGTCGTAGGCGACCAACATGCCACGCTCAACTGTCCTCTTCCAAAGCAGGTTGAAGATGGCCTCAGTCCTGTCGACGTCACCGTTGGCGTACGTACCCACGAGGTCGCCTGGCGCATAGGCGATGTAGCGGCCGAAGTAGTGCTCAGACGACTTCGACTTGCTGATCTTGACACCTGGGACCGGCTGATGCTCGATCAACCAGTCGCCCACGGCATCACGTTCCTCAGCCGGCATGTTGAGCAGGCGGGTGGCCGCTGGCTTCAAACCAAGCTCGATCTGATGCGGGTCGTCGAGGAACAGCAGGAACAGCGTGTCATGGATGAGCTCCCAGCTGGGGACCGCAAGACCGAAGTGGACCTCAGCTACGTCCACGTCGAACTTGCCGTTCTGGAACAGGATGCCGTCCTTGTGCTCGTAGGCCTTGGCCAGCTCAGCTGCGGCATCTGACCAGCAGCAGTTGTTGCCAATGGGGTGGCCGAAACCAAAGTATTTGGCCTTCTTGCCCGGGTACTTGATGGACACGCCGACAGGCATGGGCGGGTATTTGGGGCGACCTTCGATCCCAAAAGTTTCGAAGTCGATGGTGACTGGCTTGGGCTGCTTCATGATGCTGTGCCCAGCTCAGCGCGCTCACGATCAGCACGCACCTTGTTGAGTCTGCTGTGGACCCGCTTGATGAACTGCTTGCGCTTGCGCCCCTTCAGCTCCTCTTTCAGCAACGCCTCGCAGACCGGTTCCCCAGCCTCACGAAGCGCATCGTTCAGTGCCAGCCAAGACTGCAAGGCTGGATTGTTCACTGGTTTCTTCATAGTTGTTGCTCCAAATAAAAAGCCCGGCGGCAAGGCGGGCTCAAGGAGGGGAGGTGGCAACTGCATGCCCGCCCGCCCGTGTCTAGGCCGCCGGGTTAACTCACATCAGTACTTGCGACCGCGAGCCGGCTTCTGAGTTGCTCGGCTGCCGCCACGCTTGGGCGGAGGTGCCTTCTCCTCATCGGCCGGTTGGTACGGGAAGTCGATGACGGACTTTGCTTCCTCGTGGCGCTGCATGATGGTGCCCATCAGCTCGTCCGGGATGTTCATGATCGGCTCGAAGACGACCTTGAATTGGGTCTTCGGATCCGGAACCACCTTGACCTTGGTCACGATGCCGAACGGAGGACGGCGCAGCGCACCAGCCACCTGCTTGACGAAGGAGGCATAGCCCTTGACCGAGGTGACCGGCAGCTTCATGAAGCCGATGGCCGTCGATGCGAAGTGCTCTTCTTCCTCGAACAACTCCAGCTTGCCCGATTGGTTGAATGTACCAGCAGGGATCATCGCCAGACGACGTGTCTCACGAGCAGCCTTGCCGCGGCCAGTATCAGCCGAGCCCCACTGGCAGACATCAGAGTCGACGCACAGCTTGCCAGCGAACTCAGGATCGGAGTTCTCGTGCCAAACCATGGTCTTCTCGTCGCGACCGAAGGCAAATGCCACCGGGGTCTGAGGGGTGTCAGGGTCGTACTTGCCTTCGTAGTAGGTGGTCTCGAAGATGCTGTCCAGGATGACGACCGCCATCTGGTTGTTCGGCAGCGGCGCATCTTGCCAGCAGAGGATACCACCCTTCAGGCTGAAGAACTGCCCGCCACCTGTGTTGGCTTCCATGCCCGCCGCAATCTCGGCCTGCTTGGCCAGTTCTTCGTCCCACTTGACGAGGGCGGTGGATTTGGATGCCGTTGCTTTTTTGGTTGTTGCCATGATTAGGAACTCCTAACTAGTTACGAGAGGCCCAGGTTGAGAGAAGCCTGGCGCGTGGGCCGGTGCACGACAGGCTTTGGTGAATCAGACCTTGTTGATGCTGATGGATACGGCATCGAAGTGCTCAACACCCGGCACCTCCTTGCCAGCTTCCCAGCGCTCCTTGATGGCGGCGTCAGTGATACGGCGCTGCATGAGGTCGAACTGGCCCGTCTTCTTGACGTACTTGTAGAAGGCATCCCAGTCCTTGACCTGAGGAATCTGCTTGGTCACGACAGTCACGCGGGCTAGCTTGCCAGCCACGCCAGAGGCCTCGGACTTGGGCAGCGTGTTGATGATGTGCTCCTTGAGAGCGGACTCCTCAGCGGCGACCTTGTCAACCTCCTTCTGCATCTCAAGCCGCTTCTGGCGCAGCTGATACAGGCGGTCGGCGCAAGCGCCCATGGCCTTGGGGAATTTGTATTTGACTTCAGCCATTTTGGTTCTCCTTAGTGATGGCGTGGTTATCGCACATAGCCAGCAAAGGAGCTTTCCATTGTGCCCAAAATTCGATTGCACGACTTTCCATACGAGCGATGGAGTCGTCATCGAACGCCCTCCATTTCTCGTGTGAGTGACGTTGGCAGCCGATTCGCATAAAGCCCTCAGTGATGAGGACAGGCCATGTGAGATTGAGAATTGAGATGGGCGCCTTCGTAAGCACTTCACCGTCCAGGTTGGCACCGGCCAGGTACGCACCGTCCAGGTTGGCACCGGCCAGGTTGGCACCGTCCAGGTTGGCACCGTCCAGGTTGGCACGGGCCAGGTTGGCACCGGCCAGGTTGGCACGGGCAGAGACCGCAGCCTCCAAGGTCAACTTCACCGAGTTGTCCTCGGCTTCGTGTGAGAACAAAATACTGCCGCTGAACCGGCATTTAATTTCAATCTTCATGATGACTCCTCAGCAAGATTTGTTGCGATCAACGTTGACCGTGGTTAGATCATAGTGCGATCGGGCATTGATGTAAACACCTACTTTTCAAAATTATTTTGCATCCATGTCCACGGCATCACGAAAGCCGAGGAACACCGGGAAGCGAGGCTTCTCCTTGACCCCGGTCGGCTGGCTCTTGTACTTCACCACTTTGCCCAGCAGGTTGTCACCCGTGGCCCAGAGCAGCTGGCGCTGATCAGCGGTGAACCCGGTCCCGATGTCGAACTCCACGCCGGTCGTCAGATCCTTGACGGCCAACGCGCCGAGCGTCTGCCTGCCGACCTTGCCTGCCTTGTGGCTGCTCCGCTCCAGCTGACCCAGCTCGTTGCGTTTGGCTTCGTTGGCGTTGTGCATGAGCTCACTGAACCCGATGATCTTCGCCTCGCTGTCCTCGAAGCGCTTGACTTTGAGCAGCCACGCCTCCTTGGCAGTCGACCGGCCGTGTTTGTACGGACCATCTGGGTGGCGCAGCATGACGCCCTCGTAGCCCATGGCGAGATAGTCCTGCTCCCAGTCAGTCAGCTGGTCCTCGTTGAGGATCTGGTCGTGGGGCACGGTCTCGCAGCGGTTCTGCTTCTTGATTCGCCGGTGGGCCGTGTGCAAGCGACGATGGAAACCACCGGTCTCCATGAAATCGTCGAACACCCAGAAGGCGACCTCAGGCTCGCCCTCGATTGACATCACACCAGATGACGTGGCCTGGAACACCTCCTTGGCGGTCGGCTGACCCACGATCAACTCGCCATCGAGACCGTTGAGCTCAGGTCTGCCGAACAGCTTCTGCACGTGCTTGTTGGGGATCGGCTTGAGGCTGCGGCCACAGACGACGCCGTTGATGATCAGGCAGCGGATGCCATCGAGCTTCGGGCTCAGCAGCATCGGGTAGGGGATCAGAGGGCCTGCGGGCGAGGCGAGCATCGGCTTCATGACAAGGCTCCTACTGGCGGTGACTGCAGCTGCTCAGACGGGACCTCAATGGTCCTGTGCTGCATCAGGACTGGGTTGTACACGACCACCAAGGTCGGTGGTGCCAGTTGGTTCAGCGCCTGAGCTACCGCCATCACCAAGCGAGTTGGCCGCAGAACTGCCACCACCTCCGGCTTCTTGTTGCTTTCCATTGTTGAACTCCTTCAGATAGTATTTGAGACTGACCCTCATCGCAGCTTCGCGCATCCGGCTTGGGCTGCACAACTTCATCGCCTCGAAGCCAAGGGCCAGCAGGGTCTCGAGCTCAGCCCGCTCCTCATCGCCCCAACCGACCAGCTCAGCGATGCAGGACTTCAGTCGCTCGTCCTTGAGCTTCGAAGCCGCCACCATGAGGTACTCGAGGTCGTCTTGGCTGAGGTTGCCTTTGCACTGCACCAACCACGTGGCGCGGCCGGCGTAGTGCTTGACCAGCTGGTCGTGGTACTCCTTCGTGCCGACGACCGGTTGCTTCTGCTTCTTCATGACACCTTCCTCTCGCCTGTCTCAAAGGCCTCACGACCGTCAAGCGCGTGGTGGGTGAAGATGTCGTGCTCCTCATCAGGAGTGGGCTTGCACCAGCACTCCGGCGTCAACTCGTGCTCACGCAGGTCGTTGACCGGCACGATATGGTAGCGGCGAGGGCTATTGAACATGGCCGGTTCCCCCGCAGGACATGCAGGGCAGGTCGATCGAGCTGAACCCATGGCTTTGCTTGACCTTGCCTGAACCGAGGCACTGGGGGCAATCCTTGGGTGCCGAGGCCTCCTCCATGGCGATCTTGTAGGCCTTGCGAATTTCATTGAAGTCGCAGGGATTGCCTCCTCGATCTGGATGATGTACCATGACCAGCTCACGCCACTTCGCCTTGACCTCGTCAGGCGTCGCGGTCTCGGGAAGCCCTAGAGTCGCGAACGCCTTGCTCATACGAGGTCCCAGCCGAACATGAAGATCTTCCACATGACCTTGAACAGCAGGCCGAGGCCCGCCGTGCCAAGCACCCAAGCTGCGATGAGCAGGATCCAAGTTCCGAAGAACTCGCCCCACTCACGCGCATCGCGGCTGTAATGATCACGCCTCCAGTTCATTGAGCACCTCATCAAGCTTGTTGGCGTACCAGATGGCCTTGCGGTTGTCCTCGACCGAATCGGACTTCTTACCCAGGCGCCATTGGTATTTGATGACTTGTCCTCGCAGGAAGCCGATGAACTGCTCACGACCCAGGGCTGCTCGGATGGCGTCGATGCACTCAACACCGTTGTCAGTCTCAGCATAGTGGGGCGGGTGATTGACCATGTCCTTGATAGGTTCGACCTTGATAGGTTCGACCTTGATAGGTTCGACCTTGGCCGTACCACGCGCGACAGCGCTCATTCGTGGGATGGAATTAGTGGTCTTGCGTTGCATTGAGAATCTCCTTGAGTGAGGGCATGGCGCTGAGCAGCTCGTCACGGCACTTGACCGCGATGTCACGATGCTCCTTCTGGGTACCGTTGCCAGCCCTGAGTTGAATGTAGTGGATCCAGCTGCGGATGGGTCCTGCCATGTACAGACGAGACGGTGTCAGGCCCTCAGGCAGCACAGCACGAGCCACCTCCTTGGCGATGCCGCGCTCCAAGGCCGCCTCGTAGGCGAGCTGCGTCTGGCTGGCGATGAGCTGCTGCTTTTCCTGCCACCAGATCTGCAGCTCGGAGTCATCGACCTCGACGCTGTTCTGGCGGTTCTTGGCATCTTGCAACCGAGCTTCACGGATCACAGCATCTTCGACCACAGCTGCGTAGCGCTGGCTGAACTCCTGGAAGCTGAAGGACCGGTGGCGCAGGATCTGCCGAGCGATGTCCCGGGTAGTCACCACCTCGATGACAGCATGTGCCATCTCAAACGGTGACCAGTGGTGGTTGCGGACGAGGTAGCTGAGCAACCGAGGAGCTGTGTCGTGGTTGGCCTGATTCGACGGGTTCGAGACCCGCGCGCAGTAGGCCACCAGCTCCTCGGCCGTCTGGACGCCGTCCAACCCGACAGGCTGGCTGAGAGCGATCAGACGGACTTGGCTCATTCCTCGGCATCCTTCATGTCGGTCTCAGCGCACAGACCGTTGATGAACTCCAGCAGCTCGGCCTTCGCGGTCGGCACGTCCGTCTGCTCAATCTCGACGTCTTTCTTCTTGCAGCCAAGCTGCTCAACCAGCTGATCGCGGGTGGCGCGAGCATCGGCGTTCGTGGAAGCGTAGCGCTTGGCGCCAGGACCGGTTACGAGGTAGCAACGCATGTGAAACTCCTTATTTACATTGAGATGAAAAGAAAGGCGCCAAGGAGCTTAGTTCCAAGGCGCCTTGCTGTGAAGCAGGCTTACGCAGCTTCCTTGATGCCGGCGGTCACGCTCTTCAGCGCTTCTTTCACGGCCTTGGCCGCGGCCTTGTCTTCCGGCAGCTCGGTCGACTTGACCACTTCCAAGCAGCGCTTGGTCTCGGCCTTGACGGCCTTGGTCACTTCCTTTTCGATCGCGGCTTGCACAGCTTCGTCGGCCAGGGCGGCTTTCACTTCTTTTGCGTTCATGATATTCACTCCAGGTGGTTGATGAAAGCTTTGGGAACATTCCCTCAGCAGTTGCATTTTACGCCGCGCGCCCGCGTACGTAAACATGTGGTTTCAATATTTTGAGCCTTTCGGGCCGCTTTGCTTCTTGTGCCAGTCGTCGAGATGCTTGACAGCAGCTTGCGGTGAGGCCTTCAACCAAGTATCGCTGTTGCGCACAGCGTAGTACCGAGCCTGGGACCCGTCAGACAAGCGAATCGGCTTGCCGTTGCAGATTTGATGGAGCCCAGCCCTAGCCAACTCACGACCAACCCCGTTGGCGGTCACGCCCATCTTGCCAGCTGGATCGTAGAACTGCAGCAGCTCCTTCGACGTGAACAGGTCTTTGTCAACCACTAATTCACCGACGCGAAGCACGTGGTCTGGGGTGGCCATGAGACTCCGCACCCAACCGGCCAAGTCACTCTGCACGTTGGCGATCATGCGCTCCTTGGCAGCTGTCTTGAAGGCGGGAGCCGCCGGGTTGAAGTCACCGAGGTCTAGGTTCAGCAGGTAGTGGAACACGGCCGCAGCACCGCCTGTCTCCAACCACAGGTCGTACTCCATGTAGAAGGCCTCGTCCATCGGGCCCACGCGGACCTCGTGGATGAAGAAGCGGCGGTCGTCGTCCTCAAGAAAGAAGCTGTCTGGGTGGTTGGCCGTGAAGAAGTAGTTGATGCAATCAGGCACCACGTACGTGGGCACGTACTTGCCGTTGACCCGCAACTCCTTCTGCGTGATGAGTTTCTTGAGGAAGTCAGCATCGGCCCGCTTATCGGTCCCGGTCACGTCGTCACCCATGACAAGCTGCTTGCCTTCGGCCCACTCGTTGAAGCTGTTGTGCAGATCCATCTGGCTGATCTCGGTGAAGTTCTTGCCGTAGATCTTCCCGAGCGTGTAGCCGATCAACGACTTGCCTGTGCCGTGCCTGATGCCATGGACAACAACTGAGCTGAACAGCTTGACACCCGGGTGCTGCAGTGGGTACGCGCACCACTTGAGGAACCAGTCCTTGGCTTTGGGCTCGGCTCCGGTGAAAATGTGGTCAACCAAGTGCATGAATGGTTCGACATCGCCCTCAGCCGCCTCAACACCCCAACCCGGCCAGATGTTGAATTGGTTGATGTTCCCGCTGATGTACTTCCCAGCTCCTGGGACGTAGGTCAATTTGTCAGCTTGATGGCGCAGTGGCCACTTGATCCACTCGCCGGCTGCTGGCACGGCTCGATAACTGACCGACCCATCGTTCTTGAGGGTTCGCTCTTGGTACTGCTTGCCGGCTTCGAGATGCTCCTTGAAGGGCCCTGGAGCGATCTTCTCAGAGGTGACCATATCAAGTACCATCCCAGGATGGCGAATGTAAATATAGCGGTCATTGAAGCTGAACAGCACGCGACTCAGCCCCAAGGGCTCAGCTTCATGAAGCAGTTGGGCAAAGGATTCAGTAGACCTCGGCGCGTGGATGAAGAAGTCATCCAGACCCACCTTCTCCAAGGCATCAAGTTTGGGCAGGTAAACAAGGTAGACGAAAGATCCGTGGTTGATCAATGCCTCGGCAAGTTCGCGCAGAGCATGGAGCACCATGGGATTCGTGTGAAGATCTGAGTCAAAGCAAATGTAGACGTGGCGCTTGACCCAGTTGACGTAGTCCAATGATTCCAACCACGTGATGCCAACCTTGTTGGACTTCCAATTGTAAACTCCGCCCAACCCGATGGTGGGGAAGCCTTCTTTACAGGCCTTGGCAGCTTTGAGTTCGCCCTCAGTCAGGATGATGGGGCGGTCGGTGTCGTCAAGAATCTCAGGCCATGCGTAGTTGGCGGGATAATAGGCGACTGGAGCGGTGTTTGGTTCCTGAACGTAGCGGATCGGCTTCTTGTCAGCCAGTGAGGCAAAGTCGGTGCCGTTCTCGAGGTACCGAAGTCGATAGAAAGGAGGCGACTTGGGCCAATCGGGCAACGGCTCGCCAAAGGGATCGAAGTAGTTGAGTCTCAAGCTGCAAAGCGGCTTGAAGGCTGGGTGGAGAGAAGCTGTCTGCTCCCCATTAAGGAATTCCATGCCAAGGATCTTGCCGTCCTCGATGGTGAGGCCAGATGATGCGAGCTTCGCTTCGCCTAGCCCAGATGCTTTTGAATCAGCGGCAGCTGGTTTCTTCTTGGTTGTACGTGCCATTTAGTGAATATCTCCGGTTCGTCAAATTGTGCGTTTTTACGTCGCCCCTCAGCGCGTTGCGACGTTTCTGCATGCCCAGCCATGAAGAAAGGTGTCAGACCGGCCAAATCTTGCTGAGGGATTTTGCACCACCGGAGATTCCCTGACGGGAAGGAGGGCTCGGCCGGTCTGACGCTTAGCATCTTATCGCGATTGCCGTAGGGCGTAAATAGATGGTTAGGGCTTGATAGATTCAGCCTCGCGCCTATCCATGGTCCCCGATTTGCGGATCGTGATGATGTCGCCGTCGATGTTGAAGTACGCGGTGCCTTTATTCAAGGACATGGCGAGCTGAACTTGGCGAGCTGTCTTGTTGACAAAACCACAAGCGTCCTCGATCGTATAGATGCCTCGACCTCCACCTGAGCGCCAAGCAACCTCGTACATAGGCACAAGTCGCTTCTCAGCCCAGTGCTTTCCGCGCCCGTCTTTGAAAAACTCGACGTCGTCGGCTCCCACAAGATCAAGGAGCAAGCGCAACGAGGCTTCGCGCTCGCGCCGATATTTGAGTGGCATGCCCGAGACAAGGTCTCGCAAAGCTTCTTGGTACTTGGTACTGACAGGTGAATTTCGCATTCTGCGCTCTCCGGTTGATGATTTTGCGTGATTGTAAATAGAAATTTAGGTTTTGTACAACAAGATTGCGAAGCTCTGTGGACTTAGCGCGTGGCCCGCGGTGGCCGCTACAGAATCTATACAGCTACGGCATTTCCTACCCTCTATTCCCTTCTCTCTTGATCTTATATCTATACTTCTACCTATTCTATCTATTTACTTTCTAAAGGAGGATAGAGAGAGAGTAGTTATATAGCTTCTGTAGCAGACTTGTGGACTTCGCTGCTTCTGTTCCGGATAGTTTTCGCCCATAACACGCGCGTCGACCGGTGTACATCGCCCCACCGGCAAATTATGATCCACTCCATCAAGTGAATCTCAATCATAATTTCAAGAGGACTCCACATGGCTGTAGGTGGTGCAAGGCCCGGGGCTGGTCGGCCCAAGGGCTCCGCACAAAAGATCACGACCAAAGCTCGCGAAGAGGCAATGAAAGCCGGGATGCTTCCACATGAGTGGTTGCTGAAGGTGGCTCGGGGCGAGGCGATCCCACACAAATACTACCGGACCACGGTCGATCGTCGTGGCAAAGAGACCAAGGAACTCATCGAGGAGGAGGTCTACGCTGACTTCGCCACGCGCGTAGATGCCGCGAAGGCGGTGGCTCCGTACTTTGCACCTAAGCTCTCGGCGCAGACGGTCTCCATCCCGGAGCCCATCCAGCTCGAGCACACGAACAAGTCGCTGTCCAAGGATGAGCTGCTGGCTGAGTTGAAAAAGCGAGGTCTTCCCACCACGCTGCTGAAGGACTGACGTGCGCATCGACGACATCGAGCTGCTCGAACAACTTGCGATCATCGAGGCCCGCGAGTCGTTTTGGGCCTACCGCCGGATGCTCAATCCGAAGATGAAGATCGGGTGGTGGCAACGTGAGATGGCAGACGAGCTCCAGCAGTTCGCCGAGGACCTGTTCTCAGGCCTGCGCCCGAAGTTGGTCATCGAGGCACCACCCCAGCACGGCAAGTCGCTGATGATCGTTGAGTTCATCACGTGGGTGGCTGGCCGCAATCCGGATCTGAAGACGATCTACACCTCCTTCTCCGAGCGCTTGGGTGTCAGGGCCAACTTGGCCTGCCAGCGCATCTATGACTCCGATCGCTACAAGAAGATCTTCCCATCAACCCGGATCAACGGCGTAGGCACCAGCCAGTTGGATGCCAACCAAGCGATCCGCAACCGCGAGATGATCGAGTACATCGGCAACACGGGCTTCTTCCGCAACACCACGGTGCGTGGCTCCATCACAGGCGAGTCCTTGGACCTCGGTGTCATCGATGACCCGATCAAAGGCCGTGAAGAAGCAGGCAGCCAGGCCATCCGTGACAAGACGTGGGAGTGGTTCACCGATGACTTCTTCACCCGCTTCAGCGACTCAGCTGGTTTGCTCGCCATCCTGACCCGTTGGCACGTCGATGACCCGATCGGTCGGCTCCGTGCCACCATGGGTGACGAGGTCAAGGTCGTCTCGTACCCGGCCATCGCCATCAGGAACGAGAAGCACCGCAAGGTCGGCGAACCTCTCTTCCCTGAGCACAAATCGTTGGAGTTCCTGCTCGAGCGCAAAGCCGCCATGGCCAACGTCAACTGGGAGGCGCTGTACCAGCAAAATCCGCAGATCATCGGTGGTGAGATCATCAAGGGCAGCTACTTCGGCAGGTACAAGCAACCACCCATCATCAAGCAGCGGTTCATCTACGCCGACACCGCACAGAAGACCGCCGAGCGCAACGACTTCAGCGTCTTCGAGTGCTGGGGCAAAGGTGATGATGGCAAGATCTACCTGCTAGACCTCATCCGAGGCAAGTGGGAAGCACCTGAGCTTGAGCGCCGGGCCGTAGCCTTCTGGAACAAGCACAAAGCGGCTGACGTCGTCGTGCTGGGCCAGCTTAGGCAGCTCAAGGTTGAGGACAAGGCCAGCGGAACCGGCTTGATCCAGAAGCTCAAGAGCCAAGCGCAGATCCCCGTGGTTGGGATTGAACGCACCAGGGACAAGTACACCCGGCTGCTTGACGTGCTTGGCTACATCGAATCTGGCTACGTCATGCTGCCAGAAGATGCCCCGTTCACCAACGACTTCGTGGCTGAGTGCGAAGCCTTCACCGCCGACGACAGTCACCTTCACGACGACCAGGTCGATCCTATGATGGATGCCATCAATGATCTTCTTGCCCACAACAACGCCGCATCCCTCTGGGAGAAAATGATATGAGCAACAGTAAACAACGCCGCCAAGCCAACCGCACCAACACACCTACTGCCACGACCAAAGACGGCTTTGCTAACCTGACGGCCCGCATGGGTCTTGGCGCCCAGAACGTGCTGTCTGACAGCACCTACATCTTCGACCTGCTGACCCGCAACCGCATGAAACTGGAGGCCATGTATCGTGGCTCCTGGATCGTGGGTGCTGCGGTCGATGCAGTTGCTGAGGACATGACCCGAGCCGGTGTCAACATCAAGGGCCGCGATGATCCTGAGGCCATTCAGCAGATTCAGTCCAAGCTCACACGGCTTGGCGTCTGGCACTCGCTGCTCGAGACCATCAAATGGGGTCGCCTGTATGGCGGCGCCATCGCGCTGATCGTCATCGACGGGCAGGATCCTGCAACTCCCCTGAACGTGGACACTGTGGGCAAGGACCAGTTCCGTGGCTTGAAGGTCTTCGATCGTTGGCAGCTGCGGCCCAGTTTGCAGAACATGGTGCTGGAGGGTATGGACTACGGCCTGCCCGAGTTCTATGACGTCATTAGCAACATCGCGACCGGCCAGGTGAGCAACCTGCGGATCCACCACAGTCGAGTCATTCGCCAGATCGGCATCCAGCTTCCCGCCATGCAGGCCATGACCGAGGAGTGGTGGGGCGAGTCTGTCATCGAGCGCATGTACGATCGCCTCGTGTCCTTTGATGCTGCGACCTCAGGTGCTGCGAACCTCATCCAGAAAGCACACCTCCGCACGGTCCAGATCGACAAGCTGCGTGAGGTCTTGGCTGCTGGCGGCAAGGCAGAAGAAAACCTGCTCTCGATGTTCCACCATATGCGCATGCTGCAGACCAATGAGGGTCTGACACTGCTGGATAAGGAGGACACATTCGCAGCGCACAGCTACACGTTCTCAGGCCTGTCTGACATGATCCTCCAGTTCGGCCAGCAGATCGCGGGTGCCACCGGCATCCCGTTGGTCCGCTTGTTCGGCCAGTCACCTGCAGGTCTCAACAGCACAGGCGAATCCGACCTCCGCATGTACTACGACAACGTGGCTGCTCAGCAAGAAAGCCGCCTGCGCGATGGCATGATGAAGGTGCTGCGTGTCATGCACAAGTCGCTGTTCGGCACCATGCCGCCTGACAACTTCGACTTCGACTTCGTACCGTTGTGGCAGACCAGCACCAAGGAGAAGGCGGACATCGCCACCGCAGTCACCACCACGGTTGCTACTGCCTACGAGAAAGGCATCATCGATCAGACCACCGCGCTGCAGGAACTCAAGCAGTCCAGCGAATCGACTGGTGTGTTCACCAATATCACTGAGGAGCAGATCGAGGAAGCCAAGATGGAACCGCCTCCGATGCCGACCGAAGGTGAGCCTGTTGTGGCTGACCAACCCAAGTTAGGAACCTTTGACAGAATTAAAAAGTGGTTGGGCGACGAATTTAATCCTAATCAACCGCGCGACCCGGATGGTAAATTTAGCTCAGGCGGTGGCTCAGGCGGTGGCTCAGGCGGTGGCTCAGGCGGTGGCCCAAACACTGTCAAAGGCGTCCCAAAGTCTGAGACAGAATTGAAACCGGGCACCGATGGTGCTGTTTGGTTGACCAGAGACCCGTCAAAGGCTGAGCGCTATGCTAGATTGGCGGCAGAGGCAACAGGCGGGAGGCCAGTAGTTATACGGGTCCGAGAAGATCAGGCACCGCAAGACCCCACTAATTATGGCGACGACTATGTCAGAGCAGTGGCTGGTAAGGTGCCCATTGAGTCGAGAATTTACGGTCGCGTTACGCCCGAGGATGGCTATTGGTACCATGGAACTTCTGAGCCGGTTTGAATGAGACACTACAATGACTAACAAATTCTCCGCCAGCAGGACCGTCGAGCGCCGGTTCGGTGTTGAGTTGCGCAAGGTGGCTCGGGTCATCGGTGCTATGCTCAATGCTCACATCGATGGCCCCACCATCCGCGACCAGAAGAAGCTGGCCGAGGCCTTGGCTGCCTACTCTGACGCCCTGGGTCCTTGGGCTGAGCGCGTGGTGGGCAACCTCCTGAAGGATGTGAACCGCACGAACAAGAAGTCGTGGGAGTCCACATCTGCTCGCATCGGCGCCCAGCTCAAGCGGACCATGGAAGAGACCGCGGTCGGCGACGTGATGAAACTCATCCAGCGGCGACAGGTGGAGCTGATCAAGAGCCTGCCGATCGAGGCTGGTCTTCGCGCCCAGAAACTCTCACAAGAGGCTGTGATGGGAGGCAAACGAGCTGACGAGGTGGCGGCTGAGCTGGCCCGGTCTGGCGAGGTGACTGAGGGCCGAGCCACATTGATCGCCAGGACTGAGATTGCCAAAGCCAACTCAGCTTTGACCCAAGCGCGGGCCGAGTATGTGGGAGCCAGCCACTACATCTGGCGAACGGCTGAGGATGGGGACGTGCGCGAGAGCCACGCGGCTATGAATGGCAAGATCTTCCGCTTCGACGATCCACCCTATGTGGAAGGTGAAGGCAACCACGGCCCGGGCGAGTTCCCGAACTGCCGCTGCTTCGCCGAGCCTATCATACCGGAGTAGTTTACATGATTCACATATTGTGGCTATAATCCGGACCATGGATACTGGCACACAAACTCAGCAGATGAAGACATGCACAAAATGTGGTGTCACTAAGCCGTCTTCAGAGTTCGGCAAGCGGAAGACTGCTAAAGATGGGCTCAATTACTGTTGCCGTAGCTGTTGGAGCGCGCGATACCGCGAACAACTTAAAGACCCGGCGCTTTACGAGTCCCACAAAGTTAGCGTGGGAAGTTATATCAGGCGGCGCCGTAAAGAAGACCTAAACTTTTATCTCGTTCATAAATTACGTTGCATGGTCCGCCGAGTTCTTCGCGCCGCCGATGGGAAGAAGACCGCATCTTCACAAAATCTCCTGGGGTACTCAGCCAAAGAACTTCGTGCCCATCTCGAGTCCCAGTTCGAACCTGGGATGACTTGGGACGACCGTGATGCTTGGCATATTGATCATGTGAAACCTATTGCAGCCTTCATTGCTGAAGGTGTCAAGGATCCGCAGGTCATCAACGCCTTATCGAACCTCAAGCCCCTCTGGGCTAAGGACAATCTTGCCAAGGGGGCGAGGTACTAATGTCGAGAAAATTCTATTCTGTTGCGAAGATTTCTGAGCGCATCAGCGAGACCCCTGAGGGATTCCTGGTCTGTGAAGGTGTCGCCATCACTCGCGCTGGCGACTTGATGTACTCGCCAAGCGAAACTCCGGTCACGCCGAAGGGCAATGTGACGGTCATCACCCGGACCGTTGAAGACATCCACGACCCGGCCACCATCGCTTCGTTCGAGGGCAAGCCGGTCACCATCAACCACCCTGACGACTTCGTTACGCCTGAGAACTGGCGGGCTCTGGCCGTTGGTGTGGTGCAGAACGTTCGTCCCGGCGAGGGCGAGGATGCTGACAAGTTGCTGGCCGACTTGCTGATAACCGACTTCGAAGCCATCTCGGCAGTCAAGAGCAAGCGCCTCCGTGAGGTGTCCTGCGGCTATGAGGCTGAGTACGTCGAAGAAGCCCCTGGCCGCGGACGTCAGGAAAACATTATTGGGAATCACGTAGCACTTGTGGCTTCTGGACGGTGCGGTTCAGAATGTGCCATTTTCGATCACGCACCAAAAAAGGAGAAAGAACCCATGACCATGAAAGAGAAACTCATGGGGCTATTCGGGAAGGCGCTCGATGAAGCCATGCCTGAAGAAACCCCTCCGGCTCAGGATCAGGATGTTGGCGCGATGTTGGCCGCTCTCATGAAGCGTCTCGACGCGATTGAGGCTGCCATGAAGCCCGCTTCCGAAACTCCTCCGGCCGATGAACTGCCTCCTGAAGGTGAGAAGCCCGCAGGTGCTGAAGGCGAGAAACCCGAAGGCGATCACACGCCTGAGGAGATGACCGCCCTCGAAGCCCGTCTGGCCACCATCGAGAAGGCGTTGGCAAAGCTGGCCGGCCTTGAAATGGCTGAGGGCGAAGATCAAGGTAAGGAAGGTGAAGTCAGCCTCGATGCCGAGACCATCGCTCGTGCCGAGATCCTGGCCCCGGGCCTCGCCAAATCCAAGGACATGAAAGCCAAGTCGTTGACCTCTGCCTACGGCACGGAAGACGGCAAGGCGGTCATCGATACGCTGCTTGCCGGTAAGGCATTCGATTCGGCTGACAAGGACCTGCTCTTCGTCGCTGCGTCTGAGATGCTCAAGTCCGTGCGTCGCGGCCAACTGCACAGCACGCGTGTCTCGTTGGACTCGCTGCCAGGCATGAAAGCCGGTGAAATGACGCCGGAAAAGATCAACCAAATGAACGCCGCTCGTTACGGCAAACAGTAAGGAGAAAACCATGACCAGCTTCCTCTATCGCGCTCCCTCTGGTGTTGCCGGTGACGTGACCCGTCCGGATGACACCGTCGTTGAACCCGGTCTGCTCAATGCAGCCCAAGCTCCCACCGCCTTCGGTGCCCCTGTCAAGCTCGTGTCCGGCAAGTTCGAAAAGATCGCCGCGTCCGATGCTGCTGCGGTGTTCGCAGGTATCCTGTCCCGCATCGCCCCGTCGATCGCTGGCGACACCGCCCAGACCTTCGCCGGCGGCACGCCGAACACCGACTCGGTGCAGGGCATCGTGGTCGAAGGTTACGTCAACGTGGTCTGCACGATCGGTACCCCGGTTCGCGGCGGCGTTGTGTACATGCGTGTGACTGCGGCCAGCGGCAAGGCTGTTGGCGACCTCGAAGCCACGGCTGATGGCGCAAACAACGTCGCGCTGACCGGCGTGACCTGGGCAATCGACGGCAAGGATTCCAGCAACATCGCTGAAATCCGCATCAAATAAGGAGCGACAACATGAAGACTTTTGACAGCACCCTGGCGTATTACGTCAACCAACTCGACAACCTCGACAAGAAGCTGCACGAGCCTCTGTTCTCGGTCACCTGGGGCCGTGACATCAAGCTGCGCGGCGGCATCACGATGGCCAACGAGTCCACCTCGTTCATCCGCTCCACCATCGGTGCAGTCGGTACCCAGAACGCCACCGGCAAGCCGTGGATCAGCCCGAACACGACCACCCTGCCGGGTGTCTCGGTCAACGGCGAGCGCGTGGTTCTGCCTCTGCGCCTGCTCGGCCAAGAGGTGTCCTACTCGTCCGTCGAACTCGAGCGTAGTCAGCTGCTTGGCCAGCCGATCGACGCCCAGAAGTTCAACGCCCTGAACACCATCTACCAGATGGCCACCGACGAGATGATCTACGTGGGTGACTCGGCTGTTGGTGCTGAGGGCCTGGTGAACAGCACCCTGGTGACCTCGGGCTCCGTGCCGAACGGTACCGGTGGCTCCCCGCTGTGGGTCAACAAGACCCCGGACGAGATCCTGAAGGACGTCAACGACATGGTCACGGCCGCATGGCAAGCCTCTGGCTTCTCTGTGTGCCCGGACAAGCTGTTGCTGCCGCCCGCTCAGTTCGCGTACATCTCCAGCCAGAAGATCAGCACTGCCGGCAACGTCAGCATCCTGACCTTCCTGGAAGACAACAGCATCAGCCTCCGCGTCAACGGCCGCAAGCTGGACATCCAGCCGCTCAAGTGGCTGACTGGCCGCGGTGCTGCCGGCGCTGACCGCATGGTGGCTTACACCAACGACGAAGAGCGTGTGCGCTTCCCGATGGTGCCGATCCGCCGTGAGACCCCGTACTACCTGGGCATCAAGTTCAATGCCCCGTACATCTGGGCCTTCGGCGAGGTGGAGTTCGTCTACCCCGAGACTGCTGTTTACCGCGACGGCATCTAACCGAAACGGAGGCCGGCCTAACAGCTGGCCTCCACTGACAAGGAGAAGATGATGCAAGTTCAATTCAACCGCCCGGTGACCATCGGCAAGAACACCTACGGCAAGGGCCAGCACACTGTGCCTGATGAGGACGTCAAGGACAACTGGTTCTTCGACGCCCTGGTCAAGGACGGCAGCGCTGTCGTGCTGCGCCAAGACGACGCTGCAGAAGAGGCCTCTGAGGCCGCTCCTGAGGCTCAGGCTGAAGCTCCTGCGGAAGCCGAAGCTCAGGCTGAGGCTCCTGCTGCCAAGCCCACCGGCAAGAAGGGAAAGTGATGGACATCGCACTGTTTCGCACCGATTTTCCGGAGTTCGCGGACAGTGTCCGCTTCCCTGACTCGACCATCACCTTCTGGTCGGGCCTGGGGGAGCAACTTATTTCCGAGGACCGCTTTGGCAACATGCACACGCAGGCTGTCGAGCTGTTCACTGCCCACAACATCGTCCTAGCAGCTGGCAACGTGGCTGCATCAGCAGCTGGCGGCCTACCGGGTGGATCCGGTGGTCCTGTGGCCAGCAAAGCTGTAGGCTCGGTGAATGTGAGCTACGACAACGCCAGTGTGATGCTGCCCAACGCAGGCCACTGGAACCAAACAACCTACGGGCGCCAGTACATCCAGCTGGTTCGCCTCTTGGGGAACGGGTGCTACCAACTATGAACGGCGTCAAGATCACCAGGGACGATTCGATGCGCGTGCTGCAAGCCATCCAGAACATGGAAGGCAAGCACGTGCTCGTTGGCATTCCTGCTGACAACAACGCCCGGAAGGATGGTCCCATCACTAACGCCGCCCTGGGTTACATCCACGAGAACGGCAGCGCGGCGCATAACATCCCGCCCCGTCCGTTCTTGGTTCCTGGCATGAAGGCCGCAGCTCCGAAGTGCGCTGACGTGCTCAAGGGGTACGCGAAGAAGGCTGTCACGGGCGAGGCCACCATCGACCAGGGCTTGAATGCCGCTGGCTTGGTAGCCCAGTCCGCCGTCAAGAATCGCATCCGCTCCGGTGAGGGTTTCGCTCCGCTGCAACCTGCTACGATCGCGGCTCGCAAGCGCCAAGGCAAGCAAGGTGAGAAGCCGCTGATCCGCACCGGCCAGTTGATGAACAGCATCACCTACGTTGTGAGGAAGAAATAATGGCCCTCATCGATGTGTCTGAGCTGCTCACGGATCCGGACTTCACCAACACGGTGACCCTGATCCGTCGCTCGTCGACGGTGGACACCTATGGCGAGAACACCATGGTCGAGACTTCGTCGTCGATCACGGCTGTCGTGCAAGGTGCCAACACCGAGTCTTTGGAGCGTGTGCCTGAGGGTGCTCGACTGTCCGACTTGATCGACGTCTACTACAAGGGCCAGTTGACAGCTGAGAGCCCAGGTGGTTATGCTGACATCATCGTCTGGCAGGGCAAACGGTATCAGGTCTTCGAGGTGGTTGAGGACTTCATGAACTACGGCGCTGGCTTCACCAAGGCCGTCTGCAAGCTGGAGGCCGTCAATGCCTAACACAAGCGCGACCGGCGGTTACCTGACACAGACCTCGTCGTCGATCGACGGCCAGGCACTGCGCCGCTTCCTGCAGAGTGTCATCGTGGGAGTGACTGGGCTCAACGCGACCCTCGTCCGCCCCATGTGGCAGCAGAATCCGCCTCCCATCCCGTCGATCGACGTTGATTGGTGCGGCTTTGCTATCATGACTCAGCGCCCTGAGAAAGGCGCGTTCCACGAGCAGCTCAACGCTGGTGGAGCCACGCTGCTTCGTCACGAGGAGTTGGACCTTCTCTGTGCGTTCTATGGGCCGAACTGCCTTGTCAACGCAGGGCTGTTGCGTGATGGTCTGGAGCTGATCGCTCAGAACCGCGAGCAGTTGTTCCTTGCTGGCATGGGTGTCAACGGCTTCTCGGACATCACCCATGCACCTGAGCTGGTCAATGACCGGTTCTTTGACCGCGCGGACATCACGATGACCATCCAGCGGGAGATCCGCCGCAGCTACGACATCTTGCACTTCGTGGGCGCAAGTGGGACCGTTACGGCCAACCGTGACACTGAATCGCTGACCGCTGGCATCAACGTGTCAGCATAACTTTAGGAGAAAGAAAATGGCTCAAGGCTTGAATATCGGACGGTTGGTGCGAGCCACCGTCAATCTGGCTCCGTTGGCCGCGGCTCGCCGTGGCTTCGGCACGCTGCTCGTCGTCGGTGATTCCAATGTCATCAACGGTGTTGACCGCCTCCGCACCTACGTGGATCTGGAGTCGGTCGCTGAGGACTTCGGTACCTCGGCTCCTGAGTATCTGAGCGCCTCGCTGTACTTCGGCCAGTCGCCCCGTCCTCAGCAGCTGATGATCGGTCGCTGGTTGCGCACGGCAACTGCTGGACTGATCCAAGGCGGCATCCTGACCACGGCTGAGCAGGCCATGGCCAACTGGACGGCGATCACGACTGGTTCGTTCAAGATCGACATCGACGGCGTCACCAAGACCCTGTCGGCGCTCGACTTCAGCGCTCAGACCAACCTGAATGGTGTGGCCAGTGTCATCAACGCGGCTTTGACCGGCGGCACGATCGCCTGGGATGGTTCCCGCTTCACGGTGACTTCCTCGACGACTGGCGTGACCTCCACTGTCGGCTACGCCTCGGCCACCGGCTCTGGTACGGACATCTCGGCCCAGCTGAAGCTGACCAGCACGACCGCTCTGGTTCCGGTTCCTGGCTTCGCTGCCGAGACCCCGGTCGAGTGCGTCACCGAGCTGGCCAACATGTCTGGCATGTGGTACGGTCTGACCTTCGCGGCTTCGACGATGCCGACCGACGATCAGGCTGTAGACGTGGCCGCCTTCATCGAAGGTGCCTCGATCAGCCGCATCTTTGGTTTCACCGAGATTGACACCCGCGTGCTCGACGCCGCATGGACGACTGACATGGCCAGCCGCCTGAAAGCACTGAGCTACAAGCGCAGCTTCGTGACGTTCAGCGCCAACAAGTACGCCGTCGCTTCGATGTTCGGCCGCGCCTTCTCGGTGAACTTCAGTGCCAACCGCTCGACCATCACGCTGATGTACAAGCAGGAGCCGGGCGTTGTCGCTGAGTTGCTGACCGAGACCCAAGCGCAGACCCTCAAGGCCAAGCGCTGCAACGTCTTCGTGAAGTACATGAACGACACCGCCATCATCCAGTATGGCGTGATGAGTGGCCAAGCGTACTTCGACGAAATTCACGGCCTTGACTGGTTCGTCGATGCACTGCAGACCTCGCTCTACAACCTGCTCTACCAGAGCAAGACGAAGATCCCGCAGACCGACGCCGGCCAGAACCAGCTTGTGAACACGGCCTCGAACGTGTGTGCTGAGGCGATCAACAATGGTTTGGTGGCACCTGGCCAGTGGAATGCCGACGGCTTCGGCCAGCTGGAGCGCGGGCAGTTCCTCACTGAGGGCTTCTACATCTACACCCAACCGATGGCCCTGCAAGACCAGTCGATCCGCGAGCAGCGTATCGCTCCGCCGATCCAGATCGCTCTGAAGCTGGCTGGTGCCATCCACGAGATCGACGCCATCATCGACGTCAACCGCTAATCAAGGAGAACAACCATGGCAACTTATTCCTTCCAAGACGTTGTCGCCGCCATCTCTGGCGTCGGCGGCTCGATCAACCTGGCGGCTGGCGCAGGTGTGGCAGAAGAGGGCATCACCATCGAGTCCATGGAGGACAAGAGCGTGATGACCATCGGTGCTGACGGTGCTGGCATGCACTCGCTGGTCGCCAATGAGGCCAGCTCGGTGACCATCCGCCTGCTCAAGACCAGCCCGGTCAACAAGCAGCTGCAGGAGATGTACAACCAGCAGACCAAGTCCAGCGCCAACCACGGCAAGAACACCATCACGGTGCGCGACGCCGTTCGCGGCGACAACATCACCCTGACCGAGGTCGCGTTCAAGAAGCGCCCGACCGTGACCTACGCGAAGGAAGGTGGTCTGATGGAATGGACCTTCGATGCGATCAAGACCACTGCCGTCCTGGGCAGCGGCACTCCTGAGGCTTGATCATGGAACTGGAACTGGACGGACACACCTATCGTGTCGGCAAGCTGGACGCTCGCGCACAATTCCACATCGTGCGGCGTCTGGCTCCGGTTCTGGGCGAGCTGGCCCCGGCTTTGCAAGGCGGTAAGGGCGGTCTCGATGCCCTGCCTCCGATCGCAACGGCCGTGGCCAAGCTCTCCGATGCCGATGCTGATTACTGCATCTTCGGTCTGCTGAAGGTCGTGAGCCGCAAGCAGCCGAACGGTTTGGGTTGGGGCCCGGTCGCGACCGAGAACCTGCTCATGTACGACGACATCGGCATGACACAGATGCTTAAGCTGGCGTGGGAGGCCTTGACGTTCAACATGTCAGGTTTTTTCGCCGCGCTCCCCTCGGATTTGAAAGAAGCAGCCCAGAAAGTAAAAGGCCGGTAAAGTGGGTTTCGCTTCCCGATGGGGAGGACTGGTTGCTCCGGCCAGTGCTGAGAGGAATGTGCAAGTATGAAAGCTTGATCGACTGCACTCTCAGCCTGGCCGATGTTGCTTTGATGAATGATGCACTGGACGTGCAAGAGGAGAACGAGATGCGGTATCGGGAGGCCAACACATGAACGGTGAAGTCATCAAGGAGTTTCTGGTTGGCCTCGGCTTTCAGATCGACGAGGCTGGCCTGTCCAAGTTCAGCTCTGGCATCACCAGTGCCACCATCGCCGTCGGCGCAATCGGCACGGCCGCGGTTGCAGCCGCTGGCGCGATCACCGCATTCGTCGCAGGTGTCGCAGACAAGTTCGACGCAGTAGGTGACCTCGCTGATCGTGTGAACACCACTGTTGAGAGCGTCATGCGTCTCGGTTACGTGGCCACACTGACCGGATCCAGCGTCGAGGCGGCCAACTCATCGATCGAGAACCTGAGCCGCGTGGCAGGTGAAGCTGCACTGGGCTTGGGCCGCGGTGCCAAGGTCTTCCAGGACCTGGGCCTGTCGGCCAAGGATAGCAACGGCGACCTGAAGGACACCTCGGTCCTCATGGCCGAGATCGGCGACAAGATCAAGGACATGGGTCGCGGTGAGCAGATGGCCGTGCTGTCGAAGCTGGGCATCGATCCTACGATGATCAACGCCCTCACAACCGACGTGTCTGGCCTTGCCGCTGAGTTCGACCAGCTGTACAAGAACGCCGGCATCGATGCCAACAAGGCGGCTGAGCAGTCGGGCGAGTTCAACGATAGCATGGACCGCCTGAAGATGACGTTCGACGCCATCAAATCGGCTGTCGGTCTCAAGTTCATGGGGCAGATCAAGAACGGCATCGACACGCTGCGCAAGTTCTTGGTCGAGAACATGCCCAAGATCATCAACGCGGTGACTCCCATCATCAATGTAGTGTTGCGCATCGCCGAGGCGTTCATCAAGATCGTGGGCCGTGTAGGTTCCGCCATCGGAGCCATCATCGGCTTCTTGGTCAAGGTCAACGACGCAACTGACGGCTGGGCTGGCTACATCTTAGCAGCTGCCGCCGCTTGGAAGTTCCTGAACCTCTCATTCTTGGCCACGCCCATCGGCATGATCCTTTCGCTGGCCGCCGCCATCGCGCTGCTGGTTGATGACTTTATGACCTGGAAGGAAGGCGGTGACAGCCTGATCGATTGGTCGGCCTGGGAGCCTGCGATCACGTCAGCCATGGCCGCCATCGGAGCCTTGCGTGACCTGCTGGCCAGCGCGTTCACGGTCATGTTCGCCGCCGTCGATGCTCTGATCAGCCTGCTCATGGGTGACTTCTCAGGCGCATGGAATGCCGTGGGCGAGTTAGTCAACGGTGTCATCGGTATCTTCACCTCCGCCTGGGAGACGATCAAGAACCTAGGCGAGGGCATCGGCAACTTCGTCGGCGCAGTTGCTGGGTTCTTCGGTGGTGGCAGCGCGCCCAAGCCGGCTCTGACCCCGACACCTCAAGCAGCCGCTGCTGTGACTGGTGGCAACCAGAGCGTGAGCCAGCAGACGCAGATTGTGGTGCAAGGTGCGGGCAATCCTGATGCTACCGCCAGAGCCGTCGCAGGACAGCAGAACCGGGTCAACGCCGACATGGCCCGGAATATGAAAGGAGCAGCACGATGACCATGCTCAACCCGAGCACTCCGGCCACGATCATCCCACGCCGTTCGATCGGGCCGTTCAACGCCACGGTGACTCTCGAGGAAATCGCAAGCGACGACCTTGAGATCACCCAGCACCCCGTTCAGCAAGGCGCCACGATCACGGACCACGCCTATCTGAAACCGGCCACCGTGAGCATCAAGATCATGTTCAACGCGGCAGACGCCCCGCTGGCTGAGACCTACGCCAAGCTGCGCCAGCTTCAGGCCAGCCGCGAGCCGTTTGATGTCGTGACCGGCAAGCGCGCCTACAAGAACATGCTGTTCAAGTCACTGGGCCAGACGAACGATGCCCAGACTGAAAACGTCCTGAGCATCTCGGCTGAGCTGCAGGAGATCTTCATCGTCCAGGTCGAGACCACCACGGTGCCTCCGCGCAAGCAACAGGCAAACCCGGGCAAGACCGGCGCCACTGAGAACGCCGGGCAGAAGAGCGCTCAACCGGCTCCTGAGCGGAACCGCAGCGCCCTTCGCACTTTGGCAGGATAAACTATGGAACAACTTTTTGTCATTCCTTTGACCAACGTCCCGCAGCGTTTCACCATTGAGCTAGCGGGTGTGGCCTACATCATCGTCTGCAAATGGAACGGCGAGATGCCCGCCTGGACCCTCGACATCCTCGATGAGGTGACCAGTCAACCGCTGATCGTCAATCTGCCTTTGGTGGCCGGCGTCAACCTGCTTGCGCAGTTCGAGCATATAGGCATCCCGGGCAAGCTGCTTGTCTACACCGACGGCGACGAGTTCGCACCGCCTACACTCGACAATCTTGGTCAAGAGGCCAACCTCTACTACCTGGTGGATGCGTGATGGCGACCGAGCAAAGACAATACCTCCGTCGGTGCAAGCTGATCGTCTCAACAGCTGGTGGCTCTGGTCTCGATCTGTCTGGCCTGCACATCAAGTTCGCCGTCAAGAAAGCCGATGCCCAGACGCCGAACACGGCTGAGATCCGTGTCTACAACGTGGCTGAGACGACTGTGGCTCGCATCCGCAAGGAGTTCAGCCGCGTCGTGCTGCAGGCCGGGTACGAGTCCAACTACGGCGTCATCTTTGATGGCAACATCAAGCAGGTGCGCTTCGGTCGTGAGAACGGGACGGACACCTACATCGACATCGCAGCCGGTGACGGCGATGACGCCTACAACTTTGCTGTGGTGAATACGACCTTGGCAGCTGGTGCCAAGCAGTCCGATCAGATCGGAGCTGCCGCCAACTCGATGTCGGGCCGCGGCGTCAAGCAAGGCTATATCGGTGATACAGGTGAAGATAAGCTGCCACGTGGCAAAGTCATGTATGGCATGGCCCGTGACTACTTGCGCCAATCAGCCGAGGCCTCAGATACCTCGTGGTCGATCCAAGACGGTAAGCTCCAGTTTGTCCCGATGACTGGGGTGCTCCCCAACCAGGCCGTGGTGCTCAACAGCAAGACAGGTTTGGTCGGCCAACCTGAGCAGACGAACGACGGCATCAAGGTCCGCTGCTTGCTGAACCCCATGCTCAAGATCGGTGGCAAGGTGCAGATTGATGAGAAGGACGTCGCCCAGGCGAAGCTGCCCGACACTACGAAAGACGCCCAAGCTAACCAGCCGGCTGACATCGCCGCCGACGGCTTCTACCGCCTTCTGGTCGTCGAGCACTCAGGCGACACTCGTGGCAATGATTGGTACTCGGACCTCGTGTGCCTTGACATCGACGCCACGCAACCTCCCAACAAGCAGGTGAAACCAACATGAACCGCGAAGAACGACTAGACGATCCCGAGGAGTCCTTGCGCCTGGCGATGGAAAGCCAGCAGGCGCAGATCTGGACTGCCTTGCCCGGTGTTGTAGCAGCAGTGAATCTTGTCGCCCAGACCTTGTCCGTCCAACCGACGGTCCAGGGCTCGGTGGCCTCGCCCAATGGCGCCAAGCAGCTGGTGAACCTGCCGCTGTTGGTCGACGTGCCCATCGTGTGGCCACGAGCTGGTGGCTTCGCACTGACCTTCCCGATCGCCGCTGGCGATGAGGTGTTGGTCGTGTTCGCCAGTCGCTGCATCGATTCGTGGTGGCAGTCCGGTGGCGTGGGTGCTCCTGCCGAGGCCCGCATGCATGATCTGTCCGATGGTTTCGCCATCCTGGCCCCAGCCAGCCAACCGAAGAAGCTGACTGGAGTCAGTTCCACAAATGTCCAGCTTCGTGATGAGTCAGGCACCACCTATGTGGAGATCACTTCTGACGGCAAGGCCCGTGTGGTGGCAGCCACTCAGATCGATGTGGAGGCCCCGACCGTCAACATCACAGGTGACCTGAACGTCACCGGCGAGATGAACCTGGTGGGCCAGCTGACGCAATCTGGTGGCACGATGAGCATTGGCGGCATCGTTTTTGATACGCACAAGCACACCGGGGTCCAGCCAGGGTCTGGCACCTCAGGTGGACCGACGAACTGATTTACAGCTTCACAAGCAGTGGATATAATCCGGACATGGAGAAGACAACGTGAGATACCGCCGACTGACTGAGACTGGAGACATGACCTTCGGGAGCCAGCAGGCTGACTTTCTCCGAAATACCCCCGAAACTGTGGCTCAGGCTGTGGTAACACGTCTGGGTCTGTGGCTCGATGAATGGTTCCTCGACTCGACTGAAGGCACCCCGTATGTGCAGGCGGCTCTCGGCAAGTACACGAGCCAGACCATCGAGCCTGCAATTCGCCAGCGTATCCTCGAGACCGAGAACGTCACGGCGATCACGGCCTTCGACCTGCAATTTGATCCTGATGAGCGGAAGGTGACCATTCAAGCGACCATTGACACCACATTCGGTCCAACAACTGTTGTGGGAGTAGTGTAATGGCAATCGCTGACCTCATCTATGTGGACGCCACTGGCTTCCACTACCCGGACTATCCGACGGTGCTCCAGTACCTCACTGACGAGTACAAAGCTATCTACGGAGCTGACACCTATCTCGCACCTGACAGCCAAGACGGCCAGTGGTTGGCCATTCAGGCCTTGGCCATCTTCGACACGATGCAGGTCGCTGCTGCCGTTTACTCCAGCTTCTCGCCGCTGACCGCCCAGGCCGACGCGCTGAGCCGCAATGTGAAGATCAACGGCATCAAGCGGCGCGTGGCTACCTTCTCAACAGCCGACCTGCTGATCATAGGCACCGCCGGCACTGTGATTGCGAATGGCCAAGCTGAGGACACGCTCAGCCAGAAGTGGAATCTGCCGGCGTCGGTGACCATTCCGCCTGGTGGCTCCATCACCGTGACTGCGACAGCAGCTGAAATCGGCTCCATCACCGCCGGCCCGAACACCATCAACAAGATTGCTACGCCGACCCTTGGCTGGCAGTCCGTCGACAACGCAGCTGCCGCCACAATCGGAGACCCTGTCGAGACTGATGCCGAGCTACGCCGCCGCCAGACCTTCTCGACCGCCCTGCCTTCGTTGACCGTGCTTGACGGCACCATCGGAGCTGTGGCTTCAGTCCCTGGAGTCACCCGCTTCCGCGGCTACGAGAACGACAGCGACGTGACCGATGCCAATGGCATCCCAGCTCACAGCATCGCGATCGTGGCAGAAGGCGGTGACCAGCAGGCCATCGGCGACGCGATCGCCATCAAGAAGACCCCCGGCACTGGAACCTACGGCACGACGACCGTCACGACCTACGACCAATATGGCCTACCCAACCTGATTGACTTTTTCCGACCGACACCTGCAACCATCGGTGTTGAGGTGACGATCCAAGCGCTGACTGGATACACGACGAGCTACGCCGATCAGATTGCGGCTGCTGTTGCCGCTTCCATCCAAGCTCTGGACATCGGTGACGATGTGCTGATCACCAAGCTCTACGTCCCGGCCAACCTGCCTGGGACCCAAGCTGGTGCGACGTTCGACATCACCCAGCTCCGTATCAAGAAGAACGCGGGTGCCTTTGGCACCAGCAACCTGACACTGGCCTTCAATGAGGTGGCCGAGTGCGACCCCGCCGTTGATGTCGCGGTGATTGTGCTATGACCAACGAAGACTACCTGAACCTCATCACCAGCGAACATCGTGGCAAGGAGAAGTTCGAGGCCACGGTGGTTGCCGGTGTCTCGCCATTCTCCAAGCTTCAGGCGGTCATGCTTGACTTGCCTGCCGACTTCGACATCGACTCAGCCGTTGGTGTGCAACTCGACGCCGTTGGCGCCTGGATCGGGCGGTCTCGTCGCATCGACACCCCGCTGGTTGGCGTGTACTTTGCCTGGGATGACCTCGCGTCCGATGGGTGGGAGTCAGGTATCTGGAAGGGTCCATTCGATCCCGACAGCGGCTTGGTCGACCTGCCCGATGATTCTTACCGCGTCCTGCTCAAGGCCAAGATCGCAGCCAACAGCTGGGATGGTACCATTCCAGGAGCCTACGCCATCTGGGCCACGGTGTTCACGAACTCCCAGCTGGTCATCCAGGACAACCAAGACATGAGCATGGTGGTCGGTATTGCTGGCCAACCACTCTCGATCGTCGATCAAGCCCTGCTCACGAACGGCTACATCCCGCTGAAGCCAGAGGGCGTGCGGATCCAATACTACGCGATCGCTCCAGCCGCCGGCGCGCTCTTCGCGTGGGACACAGACGAAAGCACCGCGCTGGCTGGCTGGGATACCGGCCAGTGGGCAACTGAGTTAATCCCCGCCTAAGGAGAACATGAATGGCAACCAATGAGATTCTGCAGTTTGCAGAAACCGACACCGGCACGAACCTGCTGACCCAAGCAGAGTATCTTGCCGACTCCCAACGACCCATCGGCAACCAGCCGGGCGTGGCCCGCAGCAAGCTGGTGAACAAGGCGCTGCGCCAAGCATCGCTCATCTCGGCTGGTGTGGCTGAATTCCTTGCTGACAATCAGCCGAACGACGTTGTTGATTCGCTCACGCCGCAGAATATCGCCGCCATGATGGAGCAAGTGGTGCGCTCGCTCGGCATCCCGACTGCGGTTGCTGGTGGTACGGCGGATGCTATCACGGCTGACTTCACACCAAATGTCTCGCTGACTAACGGCACCACGGTCATCGTGCGGGCAGGTTCTGCCAACACCACGACAACCCCGACCTTCGCACCTGACAGCCTGACCGCCAAGACCATCATCAAGGGCAACGGCCTCGCCCTGGTTGCTGGCGACATTGCTGGCGCTGGACATTGGCTGGAAATGCAGTTTGACACGACGCTTGACAAGTGGGTGCTGCAAAACCCTGCTCGTGGTATCGCCACCAGCAATGCAGGTAACATCGGACTTTTCAAGAAAGCCGATTCGACAACGGTAGCGTTTACTAAAACCGGAGAGTTTGCGGTTTCTACTTCGCAAGCAATTACCGTTGAAGTCGACAACATCGTGCAAAACATCGCAGCGGCCACGGTTGTTACTATGCCAGGTAGCCCCGTTACTGGCACCGATTACGCCATATGGCTTAAGCCGACAGGCACCTTGGAAGCGACCAGCAATCACACGTCGCCCCCGGTTGCCAACAGCCGCAAAATTGGCGGGTTTCATTACGCGCCAGGCGGCAACGCTACTGCGCAAGCTGGCGGCAATACAACGCCCCAAATCAATGAATACAGCTTTTGGGACTTGAAATTTAGGCCGACTTGCTCTGACCCCCGCGGCATGACGTTGGTCGGTGGCGGATATTGGGTCGATATTTATTTGACCGGCGTCGATGCGATTACGAACGGTTCCAGCAAATACAACGTCGTTATGGCCGACGGCTCAAGCCCGCCTAAAGTGCCGACCATGTTTGGCGGTAACGGAACAACAAGTTACGGCACTTACACATGGTTTGATGCAATGGAACTGGGGACGGCTTTCGGTAAGCGTTGTCCGACTCAACAAGAATTCATGTCCGCAATGTACGGTACGACGGAAGCGTCGAGTATCGGAACCGACCAAGTTAGCACTATCCTAAATGCCGCGTATACGTCAAAATGGGGCGTAGTTCAGGCAACCGGCGTTTTGTGGGTGTGGGGTTCAGATCGTGGCGGCCCATTTGCAAGCGCCGCGTGGAACGCCAACACGGAAGGGCGGGGCTCCGAGTACAACGCGCCTAATGCGGCTGTCTTTGGGGGCGGCTGGGGCGGCACGTCGTACTCCGGTTCGCGTTGCTCTGCCTGGCACAACGCCGCGTCGGTCTCGGTCAATGACGTTGGGTCGCGCTTCGTCAGTGACCACCTGCAACTTGATTAAGGGCAAATACCCACAATCTCAACACTTGGATGGAGAACCGCTATGGCATCGATTTCAATCATTAACGGCCGGGAAGACTTGGACGCAATTCAGGGGACGCCCCAACATGCCGAATTCATGGACATTCTGAAAGGGTCTATCTATCGCTTGGAAAAAGACGACGTCGCAAAGACCTGGGTCGTTGTAAAAGATTCAACTCTGATTAAGCGGTTTGGATTTTTGCTCAAGGACTTCCCGGATGCAACGCCGCCAGAATTGCCGGAATACATCCCGCCGCCTTCAAAAGTCCCCCAAGTTGTAACCATGCGCCAGGCGCGACTTGCATTGCTTGGGGCCGGATTGATGCAACCTGTAACGGATGCCGTGGCCGCCATACCTGGTGTTGAAGGTGACGCCGCCCGGATTGAATGGGAATATGCCCAAGAGGTTCGCCGCGACTCCCCGTTACTCTCATCGCTTGCAATTGCCATGCAAATGACCGACGACCAGCTTGACGCTCTATTTACCGAAGGGGCGGCGCTATGACGTTATTCACATTGGCCGCCCTGTGGGTCTTTTGGGGGCTTTACGTCCTTGTTATGGGTCTATATCGGGCGCACTTGCAAAAGCGTCTTGGCTGGGCAACGTATGCCCTCGGTGCGCCTTTTATCTTGGTCGGAATCCTTGCCGACTTCGTAATCAATTTCACCATTGCCGCGGTCTTTTTTGTAGACCTTCCGCGTGAACCTTTGGTAACGGGGCGGCTTCAACGATACGTCGCAATTGGTAGCGGCTGGCGTTTCAGGCTTGCAAATTGGATATGCAATAACCTTCTTGACGTCTTCGACCCGTCAGGAAATCACTGTTGAGGAAAGACCGATGGATCAAACAATCATCAACTGGCTGCTGGCGGGCTTTGGTGCCCTCATCGGCTTCCTGCTCAATGCCGTGTGGCAAGCTGTGAAGGACCTGCAAACCGCTGACAAGGTGCTTGCAGAGAAGGTCGGCAGCATCGAGGTGCTGGTGGCCGGGGACTACCTTCGACGGGATGACTTCACGCACACGATCGAGGCGCTCTTCAAGAAGCTGGACAAGATCGAAGACAAGCTTGATAAGAAGGCTGACAAATGAGCCAGTTCGCACTCAGCAAAAAGTCACTCAGCCGCCTCGAGGGCGTGCACGATGATCTGGTGAAGGTCGTCAAGCGGGCCATCGAGATCACCCAGATCGACTTCACCGTGCTGGAGGGCGTTCGGTCCAAGGCGCGCCAAGCTCAGCTGGTTGCCTCAGGCGCCAGCAAGACAATGGATGGGCGCCACCTGACTGGGCATGCCGTCGACCTCGCCGCTTACGTGGCAGGGTCTCCCCGCTGGGACTGGCCGCTCTACTACAAGTTGGCTGAGGCCGTGCAGCAGGCGGCCAAGGAGCTCGGCGTCCAGATCATCTGGGGAGGCGTCTGGGATCGCGTGCTCAACGAGATCGGGGACCCTGGTGATGAGGTCGCCTCCTACGTCCAGCGCCGCAAAGCGCTTGGCAAGAAGGCCTTCATCGACGGGCCCCACTTTGAACTCTCACGAAAGGAGTACCCATAATGGACCCGATCACCATCAGCGGCATCTTCAGCATCGGCACCAAGCTCATCGACAAGCTGTTCCCAGATCCTGAGCAGAAGGCCAAGGCTCAGCTGGAGCTGCTTCGCATGCAGCAGTCAGGCGACCTCGACGAGATGAAGACCCAGCTCAGCGCCATCATCGCCGAAGCCCAGTCCTCAGATCCCTGGACCAGCCGCGCCAGACCGTCGTTCCTCTACGTGGTCTACGTGCTCCTGCTGTGGAGCATCCCCATGGGTGTCCTGACGATCTTCCGGCCAGAAGCTGCTGCCGCCTTCACCACAGGCTTCAAGGCCTGGATGCTGGCCATCCCGGAGCCTGTCCTGACCCTCTTCGGGGTCGTGATGACTGGCTACGTTGCCGGCAGGTCCTGGGAGAAGGTCCGCGGTGCCACGAAGTAAGCAGGGACTAACAGGAACCATGCAGGATTGAAAAGAATGGCCTAGACCATAGGAAGTTATGGTCTAGGCCATTTCAGCATCCCTCGGGTCATTCCTGAGGGCCAAGTTGGATCAAATCTCCACAAGAAGTTGCCCCCAGGCCCGTCCGGCGCCTGTCCAGAGCTCCCTAGCCGCCGAGTGCGGATACTCCTCCACAAAGACGATCCGCTCGCAGCTCGTGTTGAGCAGCAGCTTGATGCAGGTCATGCACGGACTGGCCGTCACGTAGCATGTGTGGATGCTGTAGACATCCTTGCATTGGAGCATCGCGTTCTGCTCGGCGTGGATCGCTTGGCAGCCATCGAGGTTCGTGCCGCTCGGCGCGTTGGCCCCAGAGCAAGCATTGGGGAACCCCGTCTCGAAGTACGGGTCATGGTGATTGCAGTGAGGCAGACCAGCCGCGACGCCGTTGTACCCAGTGGCCAGCACGTGGCCCCGAGCATTCAGCAGCACGCAGCCAACTGCTCGGCGGCAGCAAGTCGTTCGTTGGGCAGTCAGCAGGGCCAGCTTCAGGGCCCACTCGTCGCGGCTGGGTCTCATGTTACACCTCCCACCAACGGCAGGCATCTCCAGGCCGGCTGTCTCGGATCGTCTTGAGTTCCTGCATCAGGAAGGTCGGATCATTCCACAGCAGCTTGGGCGTCTCAATCTGATCGAGCACCTGACTGGCCAGACACAGCTTAGCGTCGTCCCAGTTGGTCTCGTACAAGTGGCTGCTGGCCGCAGTCAGGAAGAGCTTACCAGGCGACACTGCGTCAGCAGTCAGCCGGTGCTCGTTCAGCAGGCCGCAGACGAGGTGGCTGAGCATACTGAAGTTGAAGACATCGTAGGGAACCCCCAGCCAGACGTCGCTCGACCGCATGAACACGTGGGCATTGAGCTTGCCGCCACGGATGTTGAAGAAGATGGCCACCGTGCAAGGCACGTCCTTGGTCTGAGGCGGACACTCGCGCCAGATCGTCAGGCCGGCTTGGCGGCTGTCCTCATCGGCCTGCAGCTTCTCGATGATGTAGGGCAGCTGGGCCACGATCTTGGGGCCATAGGCGCCGAAGAAGCGCTCGCCATCGTCGCTGAAGTCCTTGATCCGGCTGTTGTACGGGGCGATCGTCTCCACCTTGTCATCGCCAGTCAGGATCCAGAAGGCCTCGGCTGCCATGAACTTGTAGCTCAGACTGCGGTCGGGCACGCGGAGCACCGGCTTCCGCATGTTGACCACGATGGTGCGCTGAGGGACCTCGCGGGTCATCTTGCCACGTGGTGCCACTGGGTCACCGTTGGTCAAGATGTCGTTGATGGCTTCGAGCCACGTGCGTGAGAAGTCTTGCATGATTACTTACTCCTTCGGGTACTGACCAGCAAAAAAGCCGGCGTAGTTAATGATGTCCAGCGCCGTGTCACGGAGCCCCTCGAAGTTTGCAGGTTGCCCATGCAATTCCTTGAGGACCAGCGAATTGAACCGCATGGATTTGGTATGGAGCATCTGAGCATAGCTCACAGCACCAAATGGGAAGTACGGAGTCCGGTCAACCTTGTGAGGATCCAGATCTGGAGATCCTTGGTTGTAGTCCTGACTTTTGCGCACACAGAGCAATGCAGCTTCAGCCAAAGCCCCGGGATGGCCGCCACGAGATTGGAGCTCTTCAAGAAGCTCAATAGTTGAGCACTCGGCCAGTTGAGTGGAAGCCAACAGTGATTTTGTTTTCATCTCAAATCCTTCTAACGTGAGTTGGTCCATGACAGAATCTCCTCCAGACGGGCTTCAGGACCAACCCAGCCTTCTGGCTTCTTGACGTCGAAGGCGCTACCCCGCTTGCTGTCCTCAGCCTTGGCTACGCGGACCTTGGCCATGTTGCACGAGTGGACTGCGTGCATGCCAGCATGCCACTGGGCAGCATCGATGCCAGCGAACAACGCCGTGCCGTAAGCCACGTAGGCCAGATCCAGCAGGGCGTCGAATGCCTTCACGCGGTTGCCCTCGGCCAGCGCCTCCTTGAGCTCGTCCAGCTCCTCTTGCAGGAATTTGACCCGGAACTCCTGTGCAGCCGGGTCGTTCATGAGTTGATCAACAGCCCCCATGGGGAGGCCGAACTTTTCGTGGAACTCAGCGACATTACCAATCATCAGAACGGCGCTCCTTTCGTGGTGGTCTTGCGGGCGGGCTTGACCGGCTTGCCGTCGGCAGCTTTGCGGCAGACCCACAGGTTGTTGCGGGCGTGGTCCTCGTGCAGTGGGCCAAAGATGTTGCTGATGGCGTCGTTGTCGAAGTACTGCTCCAGAGCTTTGCGGACTTCCAGCACTGCCGCCTTGCTGCAGCCGGTGGGGTCAACCTTGCCGATGTGCTTGATGTCCATGAACGTGCCGAAGCGGCGCTCGACCACGTAGCCGGCCTTCTCGATGTAGCTCTGCAGCTCGGGCACAGTGTACTCGTGGATGTGGTTGGCCGCATGGCGCTTGCCGTCGTAGACCGGGGTCGAGAGCAGCAACACACCGCCCGGCTTAGTGCAGGCGAACATGGCCTTGAGCAGGTTGGCGCCGTGCTCGACCTTCATGTGCTCGATGACCTCGTAGTTGACCACGACATCCCAGCCCTCAGGACGCTTCTTCAGCAGCTCCTTGTAACGCTCGACGAAGTTAAACTCGCCATGGAACTCCAGACGCTGGCTGTTGGACGGCTTGAGCTTGTTCAGGTCCACGCCGGTGTAGTGGCCCACGTGGGCAGCAGCTCCGCCAGTCAGGATCTTGCTGAGCGGCTTGTCTTCACCGCAGCCAACCTCGAGGACGTTGTCCTTGGCCGAGACAAAGCGGCGGGCGAAGCTCCAGCGGAAAAAATGACTGCTGTAGTCTCTGTGGAGCGTCCTACCATGACCGGCTTCGTGAAGTTGGGTGGTGTCGTAGTCGCGGGTGTCGCGAGCGACTTCTTTTGTCTTTGCCATGATTTACCTCTTTCTAATGTTTCCAACGCCCAATACTTGGTAGGCGTGAGTTGAGTTTTCAGATGCCGTACACCATTCAAGATTGGGTAGCCGGTTATCTGTCTTTGATCCATTCAAATGATTAACTTGAAACTCATCGGCATCCAACCTCGGTTGGAAAGCCTTAAGCACAAGTCGATGAACTGGCTTATGGGAGCCATTGAAACCTGGTTTGACAAGCACGGCGTAGAGATACCCATTCCGCTTCTTCTGCAGTTTGAGGATCCTTCCTTTGACCACGCTGTGGTAGCCATAGCCAGTATGCCTCAATCGGTCTAAGGACTTGACTCTACCAAGATTGCTGACTTGGTACAAGCCCTCATAACCGGCAATGTCAAGCCAGGTTTCGCCCACGGTCATTTCACCTTGGCTTCAGGAGGGTTCATACCCTGCTTCTTGAGATGGTTTCGGTACCATTTCGTGTAGCCGCGCTTCTTCTCGTCCAGACCGAACTGGGCTTGGACCTTCTCGAAGATCTGGTCGTCCGTCAATTTGCCCTGCATGATCAGGTCTTGGAACATCTGGGCAGCAGATACCTTCTTCTCGCCGGTCTTCTTGGCCGGTACTTTCACGACTGGGTCAACTGCGCGGCGTCCAGCCTTGACCTCAACAGTCTTGGCGGGTTTCGCGGGAGCTGCTTTCTTCGCAGCCGTCTTAGTGGCGGCAGCCTTCTCAGCCGCCGCGGTCTTCTTGGTGGTTGCCATATCGGCCTCCTGTTTTGACACGTTGACGATCTGGCCCAGGTAACCCAAGGCCTCCTTGGTTGCCCCGATGGTCTGGCTGTAGTTGAGGAACAACTGACATGCCTTCTCAGCAGGGTAGTTGACCATCGGCTCATACCGCTGATCGAACTCGTTTGCCGTCGCCGTCACGACCTGCAGGCCTTCATTGACGTCGAGCGGGATGTACTTCACATGGGTGCCAGTCCGCTCGACCTGAATGCAGGTGCGGCGCTGGCGGTCATAGCACGGGATGATGCCCGATGGTTTCTTACTTGCCATTCTTCTCTCCAGATAGTTGATCAGCCAGCACCGACAGCTCCAGCAGTCCCTGTATCAGGACCTTGGCCTCTGGCCAATACTGCGGGCCGTAGACCTGCCAATGGAACTGCACGGTGCCATGCTTCTTAGTGAGCAGAGCTCGAGGGCCTCCGTCGATGTACAGCTGAAAGCGCTGCTCCTCGTGGGTGCTCTCGTCGCGAATCTCGATGGTGTTGGGATCGCTGATCATGGGAACTCGATCCTGCGAATCTGACCATGGGCCTTTGCGAGCTCGGCAAAATCAACCACGAGGATGTCCTCAGGGACCACGAAGTCGACAGCCTTGCCGTCACGGTAGTGGACACGCACTTTCATGATTCAGCCCTTAGACCAGCTGGCCCTTGCGCTTCATCTCGCAGCGGTACCAAGTAGGGTAGTGCTTCTTGGAGTCGTCCAGATTGAATTGCGCCTTGAGCTCAGCCCACACCTCTTGGTTGGTCTTGCCAGCTAGGATCAGCTCACGAGCCGTGGCCGAGATGCCAGTCCGCTTGGACTTTGGCTCAGTGGTCTTGGTAACCTTGGCGGCCTTAGGCTCAGCAGCCTTCGGGTTCTTCAGAGACTCGAGATGCATCTCAGCGCGGGCGATGTGGC